AACGTGACTCGGGGCCGTGGTGCAGAGGGCAGTTACACGCAGACTGGTGTTCATGGTCTTATTGAGTTTTGGGTTTATATGGCAGGGTATCCCAATGCTGGAACTCAGGATATATTATTCCTAACTGGTGGTAGTGAAAGCGAACCAACTAAGCAATATTTATGGGGTGTGAATTCTAGTGGACAAATTGTATACTCTCGTGGTGACAACCAAGGCGGAGGTATAGTCAACTTATTTGATGGTAACGCGACACTTTCTATAAACACTTGGCACCACATTGTTCTGCTTGCAGATGACACAAACAATCTTGTTGTTTATTTTGATGAGCAGAAAATATTTGACTCAACAATAGCAGGAGTTACTTGGGACTGGATATCTAGTGGTGGATATGCTATTGGTGCAGTCGCCGCGCGTAATCAAGATGGAATACAATGGAATTCATTTGATGGATTCATAGACGAATTCCGCGCACAGGTAGGTACTCGTGCGGAGTTGCTCGAATCACGATATTCAGTTGAGGGTAATGACGCTTCCCTAAACCAGCAGACTGCTGAGTATGAGTCTGATAGTGCAACCGCTCTGTTACTTCACTTCAATGCAGAAAATGCTGTTGCAACTTCTGGCATCAGTGCTGATGGTGAAATCGTATCTATTACCGTAGATAATCCTGGCCTGTATTATGATGCACCGCCCACTGTAACATTTGCTCGTCCATATACAGGGGGAACATACAAGCGGAACGAGACGATTGCTCAAGACAATGGCACATACACTATAAGGGGTGAGGTTGCCAAGTGGGATTCTGCAAACTCAACGTTATATCTTGCGCATGTGGGTTCAACTGATGGTACATATCAAACATTCACAACAACTGCACAGGTGAATGGTGCATCTGCATCTTACGCACCAAATCTTGTAGATGAGTTACAGAAGATACAACAAGTAGTAGATAACAGGTCTCAAGGTTCTTACTTTGATAATTTTGAGGGTGACTTCCTCGACTTCAGCGAAAGCAATCCGTTCGGAGATGTATCATAATGTTTGGAAATTGGTTTTATCATAGACGTGTACGTATGGTGGTTTCCGTATTCGGTTCACTGTTTAATAACCTGTATGTCTTACGTCAGAACAGTGCAGGTGAAGTGATCTCACAGGTAAAGGTTCCTCTGTCCTATGCACCCAAGAGAAGTTTTATTGAACGTCTCCAAGAAATGAAGAATGGTGAAGATCAGGAGCGCAGAGTGGCAATCAAATTGCCCCGCATGTCATTTGAAATAACTTCGATGACATACGACTCTATTCGACAATTACCTAAATCAAACTCATTCTCAACTGTAAGTGCAGGTAGTTCTAATACGCGTGATGCGATTTATACTGCTGTACCTTACGACATTGGTTTTGATGTAAACATCTATGCAAAAAGTCAAGATGATGCATTACAAATAGTCGAGCAAATATTACCATATTTTAACCCGCAGTATACTGTATCCGTAAAACCGTTTTATGATACTAATCCAGAACTCAAAGAAGATGTGCCGATCACGCTTGGTGGAGTTTCTTTCTCGGATGACTTTGAGGGATCTGTTGGTGATCGCAGAACGATTATATACACCCTGTCGTTCAACATGAAGGTTAACTTCTACGGGCCGAAAGACACTCGTTCGATTATTCGCGAAGTTCATCAAAACCTATATATGTTAGTGGGAGACAGTGATAGAGAAGATTTTCAATATCGACTGAAAACCACACCCACGCCAAGCGGGGTGAGTGCAGACAGTGACTATGGGTTTAATTTACAATATTTGGATAGTGCGATCTAATGTCAAACAAAAAGATTGATGATGACTACGAGTTTTCTCGTGAAGTTTATTATGACTTGATTAGCAAGGGACAAGAAGGTATCGAAGAGATGCTTGAACTTGCACGACAATCCGAACACCCTCGTGCATTTGAAGTTCTCGCTACTATGATTAAGAATACTGCCGAAGTATCTGATCGTCTCATGGCATTAAATACCGCCAAGAAGAAAATCGAAGTCATGGACAATCCTAAAGAACTGCCACAGGGAACAACAAACAATAACATTTTTATTGGATCTACTACTGAACTTCAGAGATTTTTACAGAATGAGAAACAAGTGATAGAACATGACGACTCAGACTAAAGAGTCCTATCTTGGCAATCCTAATATTAAACGTGATGGGGTTGCTGAAGAGTGGGACGCGCAGAAAATTAATGAGTATCAAAAATGTATGCAAGATCCCGCATACTTTTGTCGTACATATGTGAAGGTGATTCATCTTGATAAGGGTCTTGTGCCGTTTGAACTATACAAGTATCAAGAGAAAATGTTTAACCATTTTAACGACAACCGATTTTCTATTGTATTAGCATGTCGTCAGTCTGGTAAATCTATATCATCTGTTGGTTATTTGCTGTGGTATGCGCTGTTTAATCCAGAAAAAACCATTGCAATCCTTGCGAACAAGGGTGCAACAGCGAGGGAGATGTTGGCACGTGTTACACTCATGTTGGAAAACCTTCCGTTCTTTTTGCAGCCAGGTTGTAAAGCACTCAACAAAGGTTCTATTGAACTTAGCAATAATTCTCGCATCATCGCTTCTGCTACTAGCGGTAGTAGTATTCGTGGTATGTCTGTTAACTTACTATTTCTTGACGAATTTGCGTTTGTCGAGAGAGCAAGTGAGTTCTACACGTCAACTTACCCCGTAATTTCATCAGGTAAAGACACAAAGGTAATTATCACATCTACCGCTAATGGTATTGGTAATCAGTTTGAGAAAATATGGACAGGAGCAGTACAGGGAGTAAATGAGTACAAACCTTTTCGCGTGGACTGGTGGGATGTTCCAGGCCGCGATGAAAAGTGGAAACAACAGACGATCGCAAACACATCACAACTGCAGTTTGATCAAGAATTCGGTAACACCTTCTTTGGCACAGGTGATACGTTAATCAATGCTGAAACTCTAATGGGATTCAGATCCAGACCACCCAAAAAAATACTGGAGAGTGGCGATTGTCTTGTCTACGATGAACCAATAAAGGATCATCAATATATCATGACAGTAGACGTGTCAAAGGGAAGAGGACAGGATTATTCGACCTTCACGGTAATCGATATTGCGGAGCGACCTTTTAAACAGGTAGCAACCTATCGCAACAACACTATATCTCCACTACTCTTTCCAAATATTATATATAAGTATGCGAATCTCTACAATGAAGCATGGGTGGTTGTTGAATCGAATGACCAAGGAACGGTAGTATGTAATGGACTATATTATGATATGGAGTATGAGAACCTTCACACGTCTAGTGCAGTTAAAGCAAACAGTCTTGGTATTGAGATGAATAGAAAGGTCAAGAGACTGGGATGTTCGTCTATTAAAGATATACTAGAAAATGGCAAGTTAGAAATTAATGATGAGAATTCAATACTTGAGATCTCCACATTCATTGCACGGGGTCAATCATACGAGGCCTCGGATGGTAACCACGACGATCTAATGATGAACTTGGTGATGTTCGGATACTTTGCGTCCACACAGTTCTTCTCTGATATGACTGATATCAATCTAAAACAAATGATGTTCCAAGAAAAAATGCAACAGATTAACGATGATGTTGTTCCCTTTGGGTTTATTGACGATGGTTCGGATTATATTCAACAACATGAAAACACGCATCAGGGTTGGCATCAGATTGATACGCTACCCGAAGGTGATTGGTAAAAACCTATTTGTTATAAATACAAGTATTGAATATAACCGTATTATGACTAACTTATAATTCGTTAACGAAACAAAGGAAAAAGTTATGGCTATTAAACCTGCTTCTCCTAGAATTAGCATCAGCGAAATCGATAAAACTGCAGTTGTTCCTGCGGTCGGTGCGTCTGGTGGTGCATTCGTAGGAAATTTCCGTTGGGGGCCTGTCAACCAAAGAACGCTAGTAGCAGACGAAGCGGGACTTGTAGCGGCATTCGCGGCACCCAACGATACAAACTCTAAGGATTGGCACTCAGCGGCCTACTTCCTTAAATACTCACAAACCCTCCAAGTTGTTCGTATGAACAATGGCGGTCAAAATGCTCACTCTGCAATTACTAAACTTGCAGGTGACTCTGATGGCAACTCACTATTAGTTAACAATGAGCAACACTGGGAAACCACTGTTAGTTCTGCTGTTGGCGAAGGTGCGTCGAAAACATCTTCTGGTACTTGGATTGCAAAATATCCAGGCGATCTGGGCAATGCACTAACTGTATCATTCTGTCCTGCAGGTGATTCAGCAGGCGAAGATCACTTTAGTGGTTGGGCATATGCATCTAACTTTGATCGTAAACCATCTACATCTGCATATGCATCTTCTAATGGTGCAAGCAATGATGAGATCCATATTGCTGTTATCGACCGTACTGGTGCTATTTCTGGTACTGTAGGATCTGTCCTTGAGACTTTCCAACACCTATCAATGGCAAAGGGTGCTGTCACTTCAGACAACTCACCTAACTACATCTCAGACGTACTGAACGAACAGTCTCAGTATATCTGGAACGGTTACTTCGGTGATGACTCCGCATTTGGTTCTACTGAACTTGGTCTTGGTGGTAATATTGGTACTACTCCGTCTACAGATACTCCGGTTAACTATGGTATTGGTGCTGGTCTTACTGACGCAGTTCGTACTGTTAATCTCGGTGGTGGACAAGCATCCGCTGCGTTAGGAACATCTGATATTTCTAGTGGTTTTGACTTGTTCGAAGACAAGTTGACTACTGAGATTGATTTCTTGATCGCTCCTCCGTACTCTAGTGTAAGCAATGGTACGACTATCGTCAATGACCTCGCGAGTATCGCGGCGGATCGTAAAGACTGTGTAGTTGTAGCATCTGTACCTAGTAACGAGATTGTGGGTAAAACTGACACGCAGGCGGCCGCAAATGCTGTTTCGTTCTCGGATACATTAACTCAGTCATCTTACGTATTCTTGGATAATAACCACTTCAAGGTCTACGATAAGTTTAACGATAAGTATATCAACATCCCTGCAAACTCATCTACTGCTGGTCTTATGGCCGCTACTGATGTCACTGCAGATCCTTGGTACTCTCCTGCGGGTCAACGCCGTGGTCAGTATCGTGGTGTTACCGATATTCTTGCTAACCCCAATCAAACCCAACGTGACTCACTGTATAAA